TATTGTTAATTTCTGATCCTTCTAATAAGTTAATCATATCACTGTATGCAAATACAGCTTCTTTTTGAACGTTTCTAAAGAACGATAAGAAATCAAACGTACAAATATCCCCCATTTCAAAAATCTTACTAGATACGTCTTCATACTCTGTATAAACAGAATATTCTGTATCGTAAGCAGATTGAATTACATCGGCCAATCCTTTAAACTCAAATTTAGGCATATCTGCAATAGGTATAATTGGAGTAACATTCCAGTCAACTAAATATTGTTGTAGTTTTCTAGCATGCTCTAATTCTTCTGTACTTTCATTTTCAAAATAACTACCAGCTAATTTAAACCCTACATTTTTACACCAGTTGCTTGCTGATTGATAAAAATAATGATGATTGTATTCAAATTTTAGTCTAGTTTGTAATAAAGATACTATTTTAGGATCTAATTTATTAGGTGTTTTCATTATCTACAAGGTATTTTTTTTAGTTCGTTATTTTTTTCTAGGTTTTTTATTATTAAATCTAGATGATTATCAACAATGTTTTTAGATATAGATTTCTTTTTGCTAATTCCTTTAGCGCTATCTAATTCATTTAGCAAATTTACGAAATTTTTATCAGACCCTACCTGATTAGCATATTGGTCTCTATATTCCATAGCCTGATCGTAGTCGTCGAAATTTTTCTTTTCAATATCCAACTCATTATTTGGATCATATACCATAGCGACTACATCCGGAGTTCCGTGTAATTCTTTATCCCAACCTTCTGGAGCATACTCTTCGTTAAATGGTATTCTAGAAACTTCTCTAAAACCGTTACGCTCGTATATCTTCATTAAATTCGGAAGCGCAAAATTATCTAATTTTATTCCGCCAGCTTTTACAGCTTCTTGTATAACTTTGTCTCCGGTTTTTTCAGAAGAATCTAAATCTGATTTAAAAACTCCTTTTATATCGCCGTCTTCAGAAACAACACCAAAGCCAGCTTCTGTTTTAATAAGTCTACCTTCATCTTCAGCTTTTTTCAATGCTATTTCATCAATAGTTCCGTCCTCTTTTTGAAATGGCCTATCTACGGACCAGAATGTCTCAGGAGACTCAGACTTAGCTTTTTCTATACTATTTATGTATTCTTGAGTAAGATTACTTGAAGGAGTATTTGTTACCTCTGTAGGTTTATATCGGACAGTTTCTTCTGTTTTTTGCCCTGGTTCGTATTTTGTATTTATAAGACCGGATCTTTCAGACTGAACCGATCTATATTCATCTTCTAGTCCTTTTAATAATTCTGCTTTATTAGGTAAAACTCCATCATTAATAATTCTAGCGTCATTTTTTATTTTAGCCGCTTTTTTATTTAATTCAGTTACTTTTAAATAAACATCATTAGGCATGTTAGCTACATTATCTATAGTGTTAGCCATGATTAATGAATTTTCAGCAGTAGCTTTATTTATTTGGTCAGTTATAACAGACCTTTCTTCTTCACTTAAATTAAGAGTATTTAAAGATTTAGAAAATTGAATTATTTTTCTAGCATTTTCATCAAGTACTCCTAAATCATTTTTAGATTGAAAAGGTTTTAAAACAGCTCCAGCTATATGAGGAGTGGCTTTAAGCATAGAAGTAAGAGTCAAAGTATCTTTAAATACTGTACCAGTGTTGTCTAGAAGGCCAACATCTTTTTTACCAAGAACAAATTTATCATTAAAGTTCTGAGCAAAATTAGTAAACTCTTCTCCCGCTAATTCACTACCGGTATCTTTAACCCATTCTTTTGCAAATTCCTTACCTTTTTCAATAGCTGTTTTAGTAATTAATCCACTTTCGTTTTTAATAACAGAATCTAATAATCTACCTCCGTTTTTTAATATTTCTAACGTAGGAATTTCAGATATAACCTCTGCACTACCATATAATAATGGAGCGGCAGCCATCTGAAAAGGAGTATACGTAGCTTTTCCGCTAAGTACTTCATTGTTCATTTCGGTGTATTTTTGACCAGAGGATGCAACACCTATTAAAGCTAATCCTCCTGCACCTGTAGATGTAAGCGCTAAATTTGGTAATTGATTGGCCATTATATCCGAAGCATAATTAACAAAACCTTCAGGGCTTTCTATGCTTTGAACGGATTTTCTTAAATTATCTCTTTCAGAACTTAATCCTTGATTTATATCGCTAAGTTTAGATTGAAGTTGAATACTAGATATTTGAGATAATGGATTCATTTGTGACGCAAGAAAATCTAATCCGCTCACTATGTTCACTCCTAATTCTCTAGTAGTAATTCCAGCATTAGATAGGAAATTACCTACATCTCCATAGGTTCTTTTAAAAAAATCAAACTCGTCTTTTACTGTACCTAAATCTTGCTTATTTTTTAATATTACATCTTGTCTTTTTTTAATATTAGACGCAATGTTTTTTATTTCAGTACCTAACCCAATATATTGATTATACAAATCTTGAGGAACTTGTTGTCCGGATCCTTGTATTTTTTTTAATTGATCCTCTAGTTTTTTATATTCATCAATTTTTTGGTTACCAACAACTTCAAAAGCATCGATTACTTTCTGTTCTTTAATATTACTTTCTTGTAAATGAACTGCTTTTTCAGCTCTATCTTGCTTTAACAAAACTCTATCTGCATCTGGCAAATCATCTAAAAAAGAATTGATACGATCGGTCTCTATATTTTCAATTTCCTTAGATTTGAATAAATCCTTAGCTTTTTCATTTATTTCTTGATCAGAAAGTTTTATTCTATCTTTAGCTGCTTGTTTTTTTACTTGAGCCTTTTCATCGGCTAATGGGTCTGTACTTACTTTTAATTCTTGGATCCCTGTTTCATCTGTCAATTTAGAAATACCACCTATAGCGTAATTATATACATCTTTAGCTGTAGATTTTATGTTGTTCCAAACTCCAGTATTAGTTAATAGATTTTCAAGTCTACTGTCAGCCTCAACCTCAGCAGATGCGTGATCTTGAGAGTTGTAAAAGTCTTGCTCAATAGATTTTAATCTATCGGCCTGCTCTTGTTTTATCTGCTTGTTTAAAGCTGATACCTCTTCTATTTTTTTATTTACTTGATCTTGGTTTTTAGAAGTTACCTTAGTAGACGCAAGTTCTTTTTGCAGTGCTATTTTTTTTATAAAAGGTTTAGCTCCTTTAAACTTTTCTTCTTCTTTTACTTTGCTTGGAGTTAACGCTTCTTCAGTAGTAATGTCTACGCCAAGCGTTCGCATTTTAGGTTGTTCCCCATCTGAAGTATCCAAAACCTGTTGAGGTTTCGGTTGATCTGTAACCAATGAAGTATACACATCCTGAGGTTGTGATTTTGATCCCCATACATCTTCTTGAGAAGTAGGTTGAGAAGACTCTTTTTTTTTTACTTCACCAGAATATTTTTCCCAAGGTTTTGCTTGAGATGAACTTGACTGATTAGAATATTTTTCCCAAGGTTTTTTTCCGTCTGGCATAGCTTATATTTTTTTCCAATTTTTTTGATTAGCAGGATCTCCTCCTAAAAATTTATAACCATCTACTACAGCACCTTTTTGTACTGTACTTGTTTTTTGCTGAGTACCTCCTAATGAATTAGCATATTGTTTAGCCTCTTGAATACTGCTTATTCTCTGTCCGGTAGATGGATTAACCAAATAAGCGGCTCTTCTGTTAAATTCAGGATTCCCTTCGTAAACTCTAATAGGTTTACCTGTTAATCCAAACTCTCCAGCTCCAATATAATCTATAAATAATTTACCAGAATTACCTACTTTACCCCAATTAGTTACGTTCTCGGTGAGGTTTCCTGACTTCACATTGACTCCGGACATTGGTATTACAACATTGCCTTTTGGATCTACAGTAGGAGCTCCTGCGAAAAACTTAGGTTCCTTAGGTGCTGATGGAGCTCTTCCTACTGGTGCGTGATATGTATTTTCTTGTTGTTTCATTGTTTTGTCAACTTGAACAAGTATAGCATTTTTAACAGCGTCTTTAGCTAGTTTTTCTTGTTCAGCGGTAAGCGCCGGTGTATTAAGTCCGGTACTTAAGCTTCTTTGCATAACAATCTTATCGGCTTCGGTATTTTTAGGATCACTAGTTAATGTATGACTACCTGAATAATCAGCTAATATACTAGCCATTTTTACAGGATCAGACGCCACTGCATTAGCTACATCATTTAACCATTTGTTAAATTCAGGTTTTTCAGCTACATTATCAACTGTCCATATACCACCAACCGGAGGATGTTGTAATATTTGTTCAAATTTTCCTAGATCTTTCGTGTATTTAGAAACCTCTCCTAATACATCAACTTTAGGAGTGTAATAACTTTGGTTAGTTTTAAGCCAAGAAGGATCTATCAAGTTATTCTTATCTATATTTCCTTTAGAATCTATAACGGTAGCTAGGTACCCTTTACCACTCATTGGATCTATGTAAAGTTTTTTATTACTTAAATCAAATGCCTTACCCTTTTGGTTTTGATTAAAATCAGCAATGGCCGATAAGTTACCGCTTTGAGAAAGCTCTATGTATTTTTTGTAATCATCTTGCAAACCTTTTACACTGTCGTTTATGTCTGTAAACATTTTTGACATATTACCACGTATATTAGCATATTCGTTAGCTTTAATCTTACCCGATCTATATAGCTTATCTACCTCTGCTAAATTCTTTTTAGCTTGATACGCGGCATTAGTGATAAATTCATTTTCGGTTTGACTTTGACCTGTAGATACTTTACTTAATTGACTGTAAAGGTCGTTAGCTTCTTTAGTAGCATTCTGTCTATTTGCCTCTCTCTGTTGCTCTTGTTTTGCTAATGTACTTTGTACGTCGTTAATAACAGAACCCCAATCTAACGTAGGGTTTGCTTTAGCTTCTGCTGGATTTATATATCCTGAATATTCTGGCATAGTTTTATTTTTGTTTACTCAAGTATTTATTTACCGAAGTTAGCTAATTGACCTAACCAAGCGTATTGATTTTGCAATTGTTGAGGTGTTGATTGAACACTATTTAATAATTGAGATTGGATAGTAGGCATAGTCATTCCTGCTGGAGCAAAAGCTTGAGACATATCCCCAGCTGTACCGGCATCTTCACCGCTATTGTTATAATCTCCTATCGCACCGGCTAACCCTGTAATTAATCCACCCCCTGCTTTTATAGCATTTTGTTGTTGTTGTATTTCAGCTGCTTTAGCTGCTGCCGCTGCTTTTTGAGCTCCAGCCAGTCTATCACCTTCTAATACAGATAAATTTTTATTTATATTAGTTCCTGCAATAGCTTGTGTTTTTTGTATGTCAAATAATTGTTGAGCAAGAGCGTCTCTAGTAGCAGACTCTTGGTCTCCAGCTACGGCTTGTACTTTTCCAACACCACCTAAAAGAAGTCTGGGATCTCCTTCTTGTAACGCAGACATAGCCTGTTGTTGTTGGGCAGTGGTCTCTCTAAATGCTTTGTCATAGGCCTGCATAGGAACCTGTAATGCGTCAAAATAATTTTGACTTAATAATCTTTTTTGTTCCGCAGCTGCTTGTTGCGCGGTTCTCTCGGCTGCTGTAGCTAATTCTTTTTGACTACTAGCCTCAGCTAAACTAAGTCCAAGATTAGCCGCTCCTGCTATTGCCGCTCCCCAAGGCCCACCGGCTGCTGCTGCAACCCCTGTTAATCCTTGTGTAGCTCCTGATGCTCCCTGTCCCATAACTATATTTTCTTTACGTATTCGTTAATATTTTGATTTGACAATATATAACCATTGTCAGAAAATGTTTTTTTTAATACAGGAGTTCCGCTAACTGTCATTATGAACTTCCTTCCCGACTCTTTTAAATATTGTTCTGTATAATTTAATAAAAACCCTAATGATCCAGAACGTAAATCTTTAGTACTAAATTTATTACCTGTTATAAATCCTATCCAACAAACATCAGAATCACTAAGATAAACAGGGATTGCATATAAATCAACTCCTTCATTACTTACAACAAATATATTATTTGGTAGCATATCTATGTTCATTATAGGGAATTTCCAATCTGTCCACCACTTACAAAGTGTATCGTAAAAGTTATGTTTATTCTCTATTCTACAGGAAAACATTTTTTTTTACAAAGATAACAAATTTAAGGGAAACTTTTAAATATGCTAGACTCAACTGAATATAATTCAGATCTAGACGTGTTATCATTTTCTAATTTAAACTGCATATAATATCCTAAAGGAGCGTAAGACTCAGCTACACTATTCTTAATGTATAATACAAAGTTAGATGTAGTAGGTATGCTACCGCCTATCACTGTTGAGTCTATATTAATATGTTGATCTCCTAAACTTAATATCGGGCCTAATAATTTTATAGCGCCATTATTATTTACGTATGCTATATCCCCAACACTAACTATACTTCCAATTTTAAAACTGAAATTTACAATTACATTAGATGGATTTGTTGACACAACTGAAGATGGACTTCCGATTCCTTGAGCTGAACGTAAAGCTAAATCATTATCTTGACTATACCTTCTTATATAAGAAAACCAAAAGCCTTCTTTTTCTTTAAAGTAAGACGAGTCGATAACTCCGGTAGACATGTCAGTTACAATATCACATTTCCAAGGATCGTTACCTCTTAACGAAACTGTCTTAAAAGTCTTAACTACATTTGGAGCCACATTTAATACTCCCGTTATAGTTGAATTATGTTGTGATCCGTAAAAATTATTTCTAGTTTCATTTGCGTTATGACGAAACAAATTACCTCCTTTAAACGTATAAAAATACGTATTCATACCAATCATTTTTTCTGGTATAAAAGAGAAGAATGATGTCCATCCTTTTGCAGCTTCGCTAAATGATAGTGTGTAATTCATATTTTATTAAGAACAAGTTCCATTATAAGTTAAATGACCATTTCCTACTACAGTTCCAGATCCTTGTACCATACAAACTACTGCCTGCTCATATCCAGACGCACCGCCTAAAGATATCATTTGCGGCTCAGTTCCTCCACAAGGAGTATAAGTTAAGTTACAAGAATCTCCGTCGGTCCAAAAAGTATAGTTGTCACAAATCTCAACTGGCGGAGGTGGAGTACTACAGCTATTTGTAGATAGTAACAAACCATCTAGCTGCTGTCTATAATTTCCTCCAAATGAATAATATCCATCAGGAGCTTTCGTTGTTAATGCAGTGTCGGTCCAAACAGCCGTTGCTGTAGTAAAATCTGCTGTGTCTATGTAATATGTTCCGCTAGTTGCCATATAATATATTTTTTTTATTTAAACGCATGGAGCGCATCCAGTAGCGCTAACTATTGATGAAGCATCAAATGTAGCAGGATATCCCATCCATATATAATTTATAGTATTTTCTATTCCTAACTCATCTAGATATGTTACGCTTCCACCTCCTGGATGAGCAGGATCATCTAACTCCCAAAAACCGTCATAACAATACGGATTAGTAGGAAGTACAGTACATCCTGTACAAGCTGATTCTCCGCTAGACGCATCATAACACAACTCTATAGTGTAATGCGGAACATCCCCGCATAACGTACACGCATCACTATAGCTTGTAGCGTCGTAACACATATCAATACTATAAGCATTTGTATAGTCCCAAACTAAGTATAAGTACTGGTAATTTCCAGGATTATTATAAATAAAGGATGCCTCGTATTTTCCGGTAGTTGGATTCAATATTGGATCAGCATTTTGTAGCAATGGTTTTAATGTTGCTATCTCTGATTCTGTATATAAAGTATTAGAAACTAAATACTTGAAAGAATTAGACAATGGATCAAAATCAAAAGTATCCGTGTTATATTTTTCTGACTGCATTTTCACAGTACTTCCATACGCAGGTATTACCCCAACAGATGCTTGATCAGTATCCGCATCATATAATGAAACCCTATCAGATTGCAATGTTACGAAGTCAATATTAGTAGGACTTGTAAATCCAGTTAACGTCCAGTTATAATTATCATGAATTGTTTTTCCTTCTTCTGCTGGTGAGTTTATTACAACTCTAACAACTGTAACATCGTTACCTACGATACAGTTTGATATAAAAACATAATTAGCTCCTTCTGTATTAATAGTCACAGTTGCAAATGTAGGGTTAGCTTTTGCCTTATTAAACGATAAAGTTCCAGACTCTCCTACGCCAGTATTTATAACTACATCCCCATCATATTCGACTATTACGTCTGCACCACCTGTTTGAAAATCATAATCAAAAGAAGCCTCGCCTATAATATTCCCAAACTCTAAGTTAAACTTGATTTGTCCATTAGCATCTTGTTGAGATATGGTGAACCCACAATCTAAAGTCTCAAGTTCGGAAGGTAGTTTATTATCATTTAATGATAATACATATTCTTTTAAATACGGATCGTATCCTCCAATTTTTTGATAATTAATTCTATCTTTAAATTCATCTCTAAACCAACCATTCATTCCTAATGAAGATATAGGGGTTAGCATGTCTGATTGAGCAGCACCTCCCTTTAAGTTTATTACAGCAGTACGTTTAGCATCTGTAAAATAAACATCCTCTCCCCATACTGAAAAACTTGCAGGATCGCTACTAATTCCAAACTCTTCTATTCTAGCTATTTGAGTACCAAGTACTTCTGGAATAGATGTAATAGCGCCTCCTCCAGCTGCATCAGAAAGTAAATTCTTACCAGCCAATACATACGATACCTTATCTTCTTGAAGAGTAAGAATATCCGTCTTTCTTCCGTGAAGAATATTAATCGGACCAAATGATTTTTCGCAATCTTTAAAGTTAGCCAAGGCTAAATTAAACTCATTCAGTTTATTTACATTAGTTTCTGCGTTGTATATTCCACTATAAGTTATGCCTGCATATCTATGGGCCTCCTTGAAGTCCTCTTGAGATACAGCAGTAACCCTGCTACCTAAGTAAAATGGCGCTCCAGCAATAGAGTCTCCTATCTTGTAACTTTCAACTCCATTACCAAACGAAAAGCAATCAAAGAAATTTAAATCTACAACAGCTGGTATTCCAGACGATTGATTAGTTATATTACCTTGATGGTATCCATCTATAATATCAAACGATTCGCTTCCTTCAAAATAAGTCTCTCCATTAGCATCAGCGGCTTCTGTTTCGAATACCATTAACGATTCGGCTCTTTGAACTTCTATAGTACTAGATATGTGAGAGTACTTAGGATTTATTCCTCCACACTTAGGCGTACCACTTTTCATTACAAAATACAATCTACCGTTAGTAGAATCTTCTTGAAATTGGTATTGGTTTACACTCGGCATATCCGGTAAATCACCAGTATAAGTAGTCTCTTTAGCTGTATAAAAATAATTAGTATTTATAGTGTCATCTCCTCCAGTTGAAATACCAGAAGTAACGTCAATATTATCTCCAATTATAAAGTCATATAAGCTAGCATAATCTTGAGATGCGGTAAATGATTTTTCGAATAAATAATCTCTTCCTCCACAGCTAGCGCCTCTAGCGTATCTAAATACATGTATGTTTATTTTTATTAAACTACCTGCCGGAATGTCATAAGGCATAAACTCTAATTCTCCGGGATCACCAAAGTTAGGATTATTTATGTAACAAGGATAAGATATGTTAGGATAATCTCCAGTACTATTCTCTACCTCTCCAAAATTAATAAAAGAGTTTTCGATGTATCTAGCAGAGAAGTTAGAAGGTCTTAATTTCATATATAACCCAGCCGGCTCTATAATATCATTACCAGCTTGGTTTTTATTATTCTTTATAAAATCCTCTGATTTTGATTCTAATGCTAATACCTTAGTTTTTACCAAACTATTTACTACGCCCGCAGAATCTGACTTTACAATTAAGTTTGAATTTTCTTGAACCTTACTTCTATTGTCTCCATCTAATTTAAACCAAGTAAAACCGCTGTCTTCAATAAAAAATATATTAGAATAAATAACTTGATATTGAGATTTAGATGGCTTAACTACAAATTTATATTTAGTGGCCCAATAAGGAGCAATACTATTTACTTTTACTTGTATTGAATTCTTAGTGTCTGAATTATACGCCGGAACAAATACGGTATTATTAGTATCTACTAAGGCTGTTGAGCTACGTCCGTATTCATCCATATAAACAATGGCAACTTCGTAATCTCTGTTACTATGTAAGCTTTGTTTAGATCCTATCTTAGCATAGCTTGCATTAGTTACCGAGTTAGTAAAATACTCGTAAGCATATATAAACACTCCAGGAGAAGTTTCCTTGCTAAATTTTACAGCTGGAACCTGTATGCTAAGTATGTTAGATCCTACCGAAGAAGATATAGTAAATCCTCCATTAGTACTTCCTATACCACTTCCTACTTCTGTCCAATCATCCTTGGTTATTATACTACAGTTAAAATAATCTGTCACAGATGTACCAGACGCGCAATCAATATATGCATTATGCGTGTAAATAGCGTCTATAAATTCTTGACTAGTAGCCAATTCATTTACGCTTGAATAGTTTTTTTGAATATTAAATGTGAAATTATATTCAAAGCTATTTCTAGGCGCTTCGCTAGAAGGTATAACATTATAAGACGAATCTCCAGAATAAGAATCGTGCTGTAAATTTAACGATATAGAAATATAAGATCCACTAACTAATTCAATACCAGTTAAATCAATATTAAACTTAGCATTGTTTACAGATTTAGATGAGTCTATTGTATAATTTACTCCGTTATCCAAAGTCAAAGGAAGCTCAACAAAACCAATAGGTTCGGTAATTAATTCCAAATCATAATCTACAGCAATTGGATTACCATTGCTATCAGATATATTATACCCATCCACATAATTACCATACATTAACCTATTACCCATTGTTGTTTGGGCCAAAGCTAATCTAGGTACATTATCAAACAACCTAAGCAATTCGCTTTCGGTAAGAGTAGTGTATATTTTTTTATTAGTAAATACAACCTGTTTAGTTGTATTGTCTAACCATCCCTCTTGTTTTTTATTGTATTTTTCTACTACATTTATTATATTGGAATCTGATAATTTAAAACACAGATCAATACCGACTACATTGTCATCTCCAGTAAAAAAAGAAACGTTTACAGCATTAAATACATTTTCCATTCCGGCATTATCATACGTAGAATAGTCTATAGAAAACGCCCCTGGTTCGAATGCAATATCACTAAATTGAGATAACGCGCTATATTCTCCATCCTTATATTTGTATCTATAAGCAAAAGATATAAACTTATCAGTTATATAATTTTCTTCACCAGGAAGAGATATTAAATTAAGTGACGGCGATGATGATGGAGGCGCTACAATAACAGATATATCACTCTCATCAATTTGATCAACCCCTCCAATCGGAGCCGGGTAATTTCTATCGACATTGATTTTTCTAGGCGGATTTAAGTTGTCCGTCCAAAATAATAAATTATCTATAAGATTAACTCCAGTAATTAAATACTTAGAATCAAAATTTAATACTGACTCAGATAAAACATGATATTTAAGAAGATTATCATTTGTATTAAATGATACAACCATATCTACCACAGAAGAAGTAACAAACCAATATAATGTCTCCTTAGATCCATTTTCATAAGCCCCAATACAAACAGCATCAGTTAGTTCTGATCCATTGTATTGAAGAGTGGTTAGCTGTATATTTCCTTTAGTATTTTCTAAGGCACCTACGCTATTTTTTTCTGTAGAACCAATTCTGATATTTAACGCGTCTATGTACTCACCGTTAGGTATTAAACGTTCGTCAAAATCTTTATTCATTCTGCCAGAAGAAAAATTAGTTTCTGCTGAACTAGATTGATTTGCCATATTTTATTTCAACACTTTATCTCTACCTCTCAGATTCATTAATAATCTTCCTGGATGTATGTTACTTAATCTTATCTTAGCGTTTCTTAGAAGCGCTGTTTTGTCTTTCTTAGCTCTATTTACGATATACTCTTGAACGCCTGTCTTAGAATTTAATATAGCGTATTTAATGTACGCGTACATAAACTCCTCTATAAGTTTGTTCACAGTTATCTTAGAGTCATCTCCATTCTCCATTCCATCTGAAATATACTCTAAAATACATAACTCACCGGCCATTCCAGAATTGAAATTTATAACCCCTGATTTTTTATCTATTCTATAGGTTGGATTGATATTTGCTGTTTCAGTATTCAAACCGAATTTAGCTCCAACAGGATAATTAAAGTACCAGTTTCCTTCGAAATTAACTCCTTGTCTTCTATTGAATATACCTCCACCTAAATACATTGTTTTTTGTAAATTGTGAATTCTATCATAATCCAATACAGAGGTGCCTTCTAATATATTACCGTCTTGATCAAACAGTACTCGACAATCATTTGCTTGCAAATAACTATTCGCGTAGTTTGTTTGAATATTTTCTGATAATGGTCTTAATTCGCCATCTTTAAATAAAGAAATTCTAACGTAATTAACGTAATCATTAGGAAGTACGAATTTAAGATCGTCACATATACTTATCTCTAATACCTTGACTTCTCTTAACGCATCGTAATTTATTTCTTGTATAGCTCTTTTTGCATGAAAAAGAACATTATATTTAGATACGTTATTAATTAACTTGTCATTACCAACGTACATTAGCATGAAGTTATTAATAATATCTTCTAAAGACACATACTGATATGATCCCCAGTTTTCTCCTTCTGGAACATTTCCAGAATTCTCGTAATATTGATATCCGTTTAAGTACGCCATTATCCTTGTGCTTGTTGATTTTTGTTTTCTTCACTAACACCTAAAGAAACAACTTCATTATCTCTAATTGAAATTCCTGCAAATTGAAGTATCTTAGCTACTAATAAAGGTTCGTCTGTTAATGGCAATTCAAAGTCTTGATAATCAGATGCTGACTGATCAAACAAAGGCTCGCCACCTGCAAAGTTAACATAAGTCCATTTAGGATCTTTAGGGTATCTAATATACTGACCAACAACTCCGTTAATTATATCATCAGGATACACGTTTATAACGTGGTCCTGAGTGGAGTATACAGGAAACATTCTAGACGGAGCTGTCAAGTTAGAGGATAGCAAGTAAACCAATTTATCTTGAGTAACCTTATCTACCTCTTTATTTCCGTATCTTATGTTGTTCAAAAAATAACACTCATCCGGAAGAATAAATGAGTCAACGCTATAGATTAAATTTGTAGTAACAGATAATTTTTCAATTACGTTTTCTACATTTCTAACTATATCTGCAAATCCACTTCCTGATTGTCTTAAGTTTTGTTTTATTACCCATGTATTGTATTGATAGAAGTAATCTTCAAATACGTCTAATTGAGCCTGCTTAGCGTATAAATTAAAATCATCTGGAGTTATATATCCAAAATTATTTTTATCTGCCGCAGCCATTACAGTATTTCTTACTGAATTTATCATGCTTAAAAACTTTTTACAAAGATAATAAAAAAAAGCACCCTAAAATAGAGTGCCTTTGTTTGTAAAATGAATTGAAATCTATTCGATTTTTCCTTCAAGTAATCTCAATACTTCAATACCTTCATCTGTTTGTAGGTAAGAAGCTAATATGTAAATATGATTTTCCCCGTAAGGAACAGTCAATAATTTTTTCTTGTTTTGAGGAAGGTTAAAGTAGATATCTCTACCTTTATTCTTCAATTTTAATACATCATAAGTAAAAAACTTAGCGCATGTATTTCTTAATTGTAACATTGGATCGTTTAACATTTCCAAGAATGAAGAAGGATGGTTTCTTGCATAAATAAATACATCTCTCTTAAGTTCAGCAGATGACATTTTCTCTACTTTAGCACCTAATAAAACTCTTCCTACAGCCTCTAATGAATCAATATCTAGGTCTCTAGCCGCAAGTTGCGCATCTAATTCACTAGTTAAATTTTCAAGATCAGCAGAAGCGTCTCTTTCTGTATTTACTTCTTCAAATACTTCTCCGTTGCTTGGGTGCAAATCCAAGAACTGTTGTAAAACAGGATTATTTTTCGAAACTTTTAACGCTCCGTCTACAAACACAATAGGTTCTAAAATAGCATTACCGTCTTGCTCGTCTTCGAACGGGCTTTTTTGGTTTACTGCATATCTTAAAGGTCTGTTGTATTTACCATCAAAATGTAATAATGGAGATCTACGAGTGTTTCTTGAAGCCAACATATAAGTTAGCGGGGTTTGTCTTTTTTTCAATACGTAGATCTTATCTACGCTAGATGTTGCTGTTGTTGCCATTTGATATAATATAATT